TGGACTAGCCCGTTCTCCTTGATACTGCGGGCGAGCCGGGCGATGTCGTTCAGCTCCGTGCGAACACGATCCCCGAAGGTGATGTCCTCGATCGCCAATTCCACGAGCTTGGGCTTCAGTGTCATCCAGTCTCCTTCAATGCGGCGTCGAGCGCCCTTCGCAGTAGCTCCCACGGACCGTACGACAACCGAGGGAAGTTGTCCACCCGGCCGGTGCGCCACAATCCGTTCCAGTTGGACCGCTGTCCATTCAGGCGCACCTCGTAGTTGCCTCGGCGCGGGTGATCCTCGTGGCTGCCGTCGTTGTAGATGTGGCCCAAGGTCAGCAGCCGCGCTCGGCTCTCGTCACCCCCGGGCCACAGCTCGATCTTGACTACCAGCACCCGGTCCCCTTCGTCATTGGTGGAGGCGGGCGGGATCGAACCGCCGTCCGCCACGTGCCCTCGCGGGCCCTGCGTGACGTCGACTCCTGTCGCGCCCCCGCACCCGACCACCTCACTGGTTCTTCTTGAGGGTGACACTCACGCTGGCCGGGAGGCAGCGTGGGAGGTGGCCGGTGCGGGAGCCCCGACCCCAGACGACACCGGGGTCAGGCACTCCCTCTCAAACATCAATGGTCGGCGCTAGGTCGCCACCCTGTCCATACCGTGGCGTGGGTCGCCGCCCCTAGATACCACGGCTCCGAAGCCGCATCCAGACCACCCCCTCTCAAATTCATGGCCCATAGCCTACTCGATATCCTCGGCGGGCGTCAAGTCCTGCTCGCCCAGCTGCTCCAGCGTGGCGATCACGTCCTCGATCTGATCGCGTGTCGCATCCATCCGCTCCGAGATGGCCTCTCGGTCTTCGCGGATGCGCGCCAGCGAGGCAGAGGCTGCACCAGCTCGCGCCAACATGGCTCGGGCGGTCTCAATCGGGACCGTATAAGCTGAAGGCGGGGGCGAGGGTGCGGGGTCCCATGGGTCGTCGAGTTCGGCGATGGCGATGGCGGTGTCCGGGCGTAGGTTCAGACGCTGCCAGATGTTCGGGCGGCCCATGCCTCGCTCGTGGGCGTACTGGATGGCGCTGACCATCTCACTCGGGGTGGCGTCACCCGGGAAGGTAGGCTCGATGAGGTGCATTGGCACGCTGTAGGAACTGAGGACACTCTCTGCCGTCCGCAGCGCGTGCCCCGGGTTGACCCGGAAGTCGGTCCAGTAGACCTCGGGGAGCACTCGGTAGGCGAGATCGTTCTCTCGGATGGCGTCCATCCAATGCCGGAATCCGATCCCCCGGGCCTCGGACAGCTGCCAGCCTCGAGCGTCCACCCAAAGCCGCAGCTCCTGCCCCCGGGCCTGTCGGAAGCCTCGCACGTACTCATGGACTCGGCTGGCAGAGGCCTCGCCGCGCCACGTCCAGAACTGTGGGTAGGGCTCGACGTTGGCGATGAAGGTGGCGGTGTTGTCGTTGAAGCGCCGAGGCTTGGCCGCCCGAGTGACCTCGGCGATCTCCCCAGCCAGTCGTCCCTCAGCGTGGGCGTCGTTGCCTAGCACGTTCCCCCACGGGAGCCAGTCGCGGTCAAAGTGAGAGTGGATGACCGCTCGGTCCCGTACCGTGGCGAGCCCGGAGACGGCGTTGGGGTGCGGGTCGTAGTTGGACATCCAAGCGAGGCCGTCGAGCACCTTGCCGTAGATCGCACCGATGGCGTCCTGCGGATCAACGTGGTCGGAGTGGGGGTCCTCGTCGGACGGGCCGATCATGGCCTGAAGGTATGAGGTCGAAACCTGATGTACGGCTACCGGAACCTGCATGAGAACCCCCTTGGCTCGTCTCCACCATTGCCCACTCCCATAGTACACGGGTCAGGGCGGGGGGCCTGCTGGGGCGGAAGCTAGGGAGTGTTCCCGTGACCCGTGTATCATGCTGAGTGCTATAGCCCCCGGTGATGGGGGCCCCGCTAGGACGGGTCAGAACCCCCATTGCCGACGATCCGATCGGTACCGATAGCAGCGACTGCGGTGACATCTTCTAGGGATGCGAGGTTCATGGGGTCCATTCAGGGTTCCTCTCATGGTCTGTCCCCACATTGTGGGGAATCCACTTGCTAGGGGCGTAGGGGCTGACCGAGGATGCCCAGCACCGGCGACGATCGCGGTCACTAGGTGCCCGGCCCCGTAGAGCCAGCGGCGCTCCCGCTTCAGGTCCTTGATGTCCTTGTGGGTCTCCAGCAGCAGCGCGACCATCACTGCGTCCCGCTCATCGCTGGGTAGCTTCATGATCGCGTCCACGCGCGTGGCGTCATCGAGGTCCTCGAAGGTGCGTACAGCCATGACTACATTCTACCCGCTTACCAGAGTGTACACGAATTCAACCGCGAGCAGCAGTGCGTCCCCAGCGGCCGAGTCGCTGGTGCCGAGCCGGGCGAGCTTGATGCGCACCACGTCTCCAGCGGCGTAGGTGTGGACCGGCGTCACGTCCACGGTTCCCATGTTGACGGCCGTTCCCTGCACCGTGTCGGCGACCGATGTCGAGGCCCCTGCGGCGCTGGTGTCCTCGCCCTCGATGGTCGCGAGCACTGTGGCTTCCCACTCGACGGTTCCTGATGTGGCGGATGCCATCAGGTAGTGGAAGCGGAACAGGCCGTCGGCCCCATAGAGCTGCGGGATCACGAAGTACCCGATGATCGCCTCGTCGGTCGTGGCGTCGAATGCCCACTGCGCCCCGGTCGACAGCACGGGCGTCCCGGTGATGATTGAGAATCCGCCGAGAGCCAGCCCCGACGACCGAGTGAGTGGGATGCGCGCGGCCAGCTCATCGAGCGCCCCATCCACGCGGCTAGGGATGACGGACCAGTCTGTGGCGTCGGCGGGGGTATAGGTGACGTCGCTAGCGTCGACCTGCTGCGCCGGGAGCACCGGCCCCTGCGGCGGGAAGTCCACGTCCTCCGTAGTGTAGGTGTCAGTTACACCCGACCCGAAGTCTGGGGCTATGTTAGTGATGGTCGTGCCATCGAAGGTAAAGACCTCGCCATAGAGGCCACCAGCGCCTATGCCATCTAGCGCGACCACGAAGTATGTCCCGGTGGGGTCAACCCTCAGCGACCGGCGATTACGAGTGCCTCCGCTATCCACCACACGTGTGCCGAAGGCCGACCCGGTCCATGGGTAGCCATACACGTTGTTCGACGAACTGGTAAATACGATCCGGTCCTCTTGTGGATACCAGTCTGCCTCTCCAGAGCCGCTAGAGTTAGGAGCCACTGCGGGGTTGATGCGCGACCCGAGAGTGGAGCCTATGAGTTCCACCACCGTGAGGAACCCACTGTTGTTAATCGCCACCAACAGATACACCCCGCTGGGCGACCATGTCAAGGACTGTATCGTGCTGGTAACCGAGAACGGCCCGGTGTCCACATCAGTGAGCGTTGACCCATCCCATGTGAACAGGTGGACCTTGCCTCCAAAGTACCCGACGGCTAGGTGGACCCCGTCTTTGTTCCAAGCGCATGCAGTTGCGCCCCCTGAGCTAGATACGTCTGGCACCAGATCGACGTTCGTCAGCGTAGTGCCGTCCCATGAGTAGACCCCTAGCGAGTCCCCTGTGGTGTCGGCAAACCCCACCGCTATGAAATCACTATCTGGGTGCCACGCTAGCCCATGTCGCGATCCAGTGGCTGCTCCTGCTGGTAGCGCGATGGTGTCTATCAGCGCCCCAATGTCTCCGTTGGTATAGGCATAGACCGCCAATGTGGTGCTGTAGGTGACGGCAACGAACTCACCGTTCGGTGAGAAGCGAAGTCGTTCGACTGGACTGGGTGGCGTCGCCGGATCGTTTTCTCCAACCGCCACCACACCCTGCGCATCGACGGTCTTGAGCGTAAACAGCACACCTTCCGTGACACTGTCTCCACCCATGGCAAAGAATCCGACTGGCCCTCCCTGCTCGTTTTGTCGGGCAGGTCCATCGATCTCCCAGAGCTGGGACTCCTGTCGCCACGTGGCGCGCACCCGCGTGCCGGGGGCCAGCACCGTTGCTCCCGAGAAGGTGCCATACTCAGGTGACCCGAGGCGCGAGCCACCGTACAGCTCGTACAGCTGGTCGTCGATACGTTGGCGCACGGTCATCTGAGCCCCGAGGGGGATGTTGGCGGGACGGCGCATGGGGACCCGTCGACCAGTCACTACGCGATCCTCCGGGTAGCCTCTTCGATCTGAGCCGTCACGATCTTGAGCGTAGTCTCGATGTTGCCGTTGCGGTGCGTGAGCGTGCGATCGTTGACCACGAACAGCTCGCCCACCCGGTCGCTGGCGCTGAGGTGCGGGGTACCTGACCATGCGACGCCCGGCAGCGTGCCATCAGCATATGCCGTCGGGTACTCACCTAGCTCCAGCTGGAGACCATCGACGTAGAAGACGCGCCCGGCGGTCCCGGCCCCGCTGCTCTTGACCTCAAGGTCGCCGATGAGGTCGCCTCCCACGATGGTGGCCGTCACGAACACGCGCTGCCAGCGATCCCGGATGGCGGTGTCGACAACCGAAACGTGGTCGATCGTCGAGCCGCCGTAGTTGCTGAAGGTCAGCTCGGGGACGCCCCAGTCCCAGTTCGTCGGCAGCCACACGAACACGGAGAATACATGCTGCGCGGCCGTAAGCGTCGCGGCGAATCGTGACTGGATGTCGACGCCCGCGTCGTTGCGGACGTGGCGCAGGGACCAGCCGCCGATCTTCGCCTGAGTGGCGTTGCGGTCTATCGTGTTGGTCCCGGCGGCGGCCACAGAGTACCCTGTGGTGTCGGTCTCCAGTGAAGGGTTGGCGTGCAGCTGGGCCATGGTCGCGGGCACCAGCCCTGTGTGGTCGGGATCGTCGATCTCGATCGGGTCGGTGATCTCCACCCAGTCGTGGCCCTCGATGGTGACGGTCACCGCCCGGCGGTTCACGTTCTCGCGCCGGTACCGAGAGAGCCCCGTGCCTCCGAGGTGGACGTTCCCGAACTGGTCTCGCAGCTTCCAGAACACCGTGGCGAACCCGATCACGCCACCGTAGGGCAGGCTGGTACGCAGCTCGCGCGCGCTCGGTGGGTAGGGTAGCATCGGGAAGTCTGCCGGACCCGGCTCGCCTCCCAGCGCGGACAGGTTGTTCGTCGAGTTCAGCATGCTGTCCGAGTGCACCGACACGTGGCCCACACCACCCGTCCGGGACTCCGCGAGCCGAATATTGCGGGCGTTGTTCGCCTCCGTGGCTCCCGGACCATTGATCAGGAACCGGGGGAACGGGCCGTACACGTCGCTGGCGATGCCGTGCTCCGGGCCGAGGGTCCAGCGCGCGATCACCAGTTCCCCATACCGGCCGGTGCCTGACGTGGTGTAGCGACGCCACATTTCGAACCCACTCTCGTCGGCGAGCGAGGTCGTGGCCGCCAGCAGGTTGGGGCCCACGGTCAGAATGTCGGGCTGAATGTCGACGCTGGTGTTGATGCTGGTGTCGGTCGCGCCCAGCACGTCGCCGGTCCACATGAGGTCTGCGAGGTCGACGATGTCTTGGAGGATCGAGTCGAGGTCGAACCCAGCGTTGACGAGGGCAGGGGTGTCGCGCGTCGCGTCGCCTGCGACCGCAATGTAGGAGCGCGAGATCTCAACGTCGAGCTTCACGCTCATCCGGTCGCGCCCCGTGATCGTGATCGTCGTCGCGCCGTTCTCTTCGAGGGCGGTCGACACGTCCTCCACGATGCCCGCGATCTGGCGCTTCCACGCTGTGGCCGTGGCGTCGTCTCGGAGCACCCGCGTGTCGATCAGGATCGGGCGGCCACCCATGCGGTCTTGTAGCATGCCGGTCGCGAACGATCCTTGGAAGACGTTAGCGTTCGACGGGTCGGCCGGGTCCCCTCCTGCCAGTAGCACCGTGAGCGAATCGGACTGCTGGTCGCGGCCCCCTACTACGGTCAGACTGCGGAGATTCGGCAGCTTCGCCCATGTTTCGCCGTCGAGATCGAAGCGCTCGCCCACCACAGCGTCGTCCAGCCCTCCCCCGGCGTTTACGGAGGTCCACCCGGGCCATACTCGGGTCTCGTAGGCGGTGCCGTCTACGCCCCCAGACAGCAGGACTGCGCCCCCACCCCACGAGCCACTGACGAGCGTCTCAGCGAGCACGAAGCTGTTCCCTGCGGTGCCCGGGACGCGAGCCACCACATCCATCGTGTCGCCAGCCCCTGCTGCGGCCGTGCACGAGAGGTGCCGCGTCATCGAGGTGGCGTAGGCGGTGCCCGCGCCGTCCCCGAGGGTGATGGCCGCGATCAGGTTGTCGAGCGAGCCGCTGGCGTCCACGGCGCTGATCAGGACGTTGCCGTCCGCGTCCGTGAGCGCGGTCTGGAATGTGTAGACCTTGCCGTCGATCGAAACGGTGTTGCCGTCGCCGGGCTGGCCGGTGAGCGTGAGCGTCTCGGTGGCGTCGACGGTGTCGAGGGCGGTGCAGGTCACGTCCTCCAGACGCAGCGTCACCTGCGGGTCCGCTGCCGTGCCTGAGGGTGTGTCCACATCGTCGTTGTGCTTCGCGATGAAGCCAGCCACGATCATGTAGGGGCGCACGCAGTTCGCGTTAGCCACCCGGCTGTTGTTCGGCTCCAGCGGGTCCGTGACGTCGGTGTTGTCGAACTGAAAAATCTGCGTGCCGTCGAGGTCGATCGTGATCTGGCCCCCGCCGTCGGCCCCGGCAGTCGGGTCCCACTCGAAGCGGTAGCGGTGCGAGCCCTGAGGGTTGGTCGTCACTTCGGTCTGGGCGTTGATGTTGGTGCCCGCGAGCATCAGCTCCCCAGCGGCCTCGCCCGGGCCCGCCGTGTCCTCGCCTCGCTGGTGGAGGACCATCGGAGCGCTGTCCTTGCCCCGGCCGCCTTCCAGCGCCACGAGCGCGAGCATCTGGTGATAGCCCGGGGTCACGTCAGGGAAGGCCACGTCGATGAAAATCTGGAACCCGATGTCCTCCAGCGTCGGCATCCACAGCGGATGCGAAGCTACCAGCTCGAAGGGCGGCAGTCCGAACACGCGCAGGTTCATCGCCTCGCCGCTCTGATCGGGCGTGGGGAACGTCGACCACCACTTGCTCAGGTCGAGCGACGCGGCGTCGAAGATGTCGGACACCTCAGCGTCCCACAGCGGGTACGAGACGGACAGCACCACTCGCGCCTCATCCGTCTTGGAGGCTTGCGCGTAGGTGATCGCCTCGGCGGAGCCGGGAGTCGGGACGGCCACGCTACCGTACTCCTAGATCAAACTCGTCGAGTCGCACCACCGGGAGATCATAGTGCTTCAGCAGCCATGCGTCTCTACGGACATCGCGCTCAAGCACCCCGGGCAAGGTGTGCCAGTAGATACCGTCGGCCTCGAATGCGATGTGGTAGGGCGGCGGAAGGTAGGCGTCCACGTGATAGCTTCCGAACCGCTTCTCGGTCTCGACCTCGGGGAAATCCGACAGCAACGCCTGCAATGCAAGTTCAGGGACAGTCACCCTCCTCGGTTGTGGGTTACACAGGATCGATCTACAGTCAGGATCGACGCAGGTAGCTGTATGGGGATTCAGTTGAGGCCCCATTCCTTTGCCCTTGCTTCCCCGAGAGATGGCAGCCCGGTGCTCGGGACTTAGTCGTTTGCCCTTCCAGTGTGCTGTGCGTGAAATATGACGGCGGCAGGTACACCCCTCAATACACGGCTGTGGGCCGCCTTTGGTGTGTAGTCCACAGGTACAGCCAATCACACACTTCCCCCTGTGCACAGCAGAATGCCGTCCGCAGACACATCCCTGTGGTTTACAAGGTCTCGGCCCGCCGCTAGTCATGATGCAGCTTCCAAAAAGGTTACAGTGAAGGGTTGGAACCACGGGCCCGGCCCGTACATGGCGCTGATCGACTCGGCTAGTGTGTCGACGTCGAAGGTGTTGCCCGCCGGGTCCTCCCAGCGCAGGCGTACGGCAGTGTCCCCTGCGATGTCTGCGATCAGTTCGTCGTACGCGCCGTCGGCGGCCACATCGGCCCCCCAGCGGATCACGACACGAGCGCCCTCGGCCCGGTTGGCTGCGGTGAAGCCCCCGCCCGCGAGGCGCGTGAACGTCGGGGACGCGGGGACGTACTGGACCGAGGTGGGCTGGTTGGTCATGATGCCCGCTGCGTTGATCTGGAGGTCCGGGTATGTCATACCTAGGTCCCTACCGCCTGCGCGCCGAGAGCCTGCCTCGTGCCGTCAGCGATCCCTGTGGCGATCTCGCCGGTTGTGGTCTGGGCTCCCTCGCCAATGACGAGCTGCTCGATCTTGATGACGGTGCCGGAGCCTCCGCCGGTCAGGGCCTCGCGTGTGCGTAGTCCCGCGCGCGGGTCCGCGTCGCCAAAGCGCTCGGCCGCCATTAACCGGCGCGCAATGAGCACACCGAGTAGGCCGCTGATGCCACCGCCTATGCGCTTGGCCCCGTCGATTGTCTCGGTCTGGATGCGATCGAACATCACGCGCCACTCTTCAGGCACCGTGACCCCGAGCGCGCGCAGGCCCGGGAGGATCGCCTCCCATGCGCTGTCCAGTTTGCTGAACTCCGTCTCCAGCTTGGCGACGCCTGCGGCCCCACTGGTGAAGAAGGCCTCGACCCGCTGCTCCATGCGGAAGGCCGCGAAGTCCTCCAGTGCGTCCAGCAGTCGATCGACGGCGTCGCTCGCGTCCCCGAAGGCTGCGTTGAGACGGTCCTGTTGTTCAGTAGCATCTGCCAAGACGATACTCGCGTTCTCCGCGTTGGCGAACCGCTCGGTGACCAAGAAGTCACCGAAGGTGACTGCCTCGTCGACCTCTGGGGTTGTTGCCCGGGTAAGGGTGCGTCCTTCACGAATGCGACGCAACAGGTTGACGGCGTCGAGTTGTGCTGCGGCGAGGGTGATGTCTTCCGCGAGGTCGGACAGAACGTTAGCGAATCGCTGCTCCCCATCCTCCACACCATCGACCGAGGAAGTGATGCTATCCTGAAATGATAGCAGCTTGGCCAGTCGCTCCTGAGCTTGTGAGCTCATACTGAGCAACAATTCGTTGTTGGCACCTTCAAACCTAGCGATGAACTGCCGGTTTTGCTCGACCATCGCCTGCTCACGAGGCGACCGTGGGTCGGGGTCTGCAAGGTTGCCGAGAGCCGCCGCACCGATCTTTACCACCGGCTTGACGACGGGCGCTGCGAACTCCGCTGTGGTCTTGATGATCGTGACGATGTCCCTGATGACTGGGATGACGTCCTTGAGCGCTTCAACGATCGCGGTCGCAAAGGATACGAAGGCCTTCGCCAGCCGGTCCTCGTTCTGGTCGAGCCAGTCGCTCAGAGCGTCAAGCTGCCTCAGCACCTCCGGCAGCAGCGCGTCGCCGATCTTGATGCCGGTCGTGACGATCTTGTTCTTGAAGATCGAGAACCTCGATGCCGAGGTGTCGAGGCGCTTCTGAAACTCGATGTTGGCGGCCGAGCCAACCTCGAACTCTGCGTTCGCGAGGGCGATGGCATCGCGCAGGCCGGTCGAGCCGAGGGCCGCGCCGAGCAGGCTGTCCCTCACGCGCACTGCGCCGAGACCCAGCTCGTCGAGGAAGGCGAACACGTTCTGGTCGGCGTCCTTGAGCTGACTGAGACCTTCGACGAACTGGACCATGGCCTCCACCGCGTTGTCCTTGAAGAGAGCGGCGAACTCGATGGCGCTCTGGCCCGCCACGGCCGCGAATCGATCGAGCTGCTTCCCGCCCGAGGCTGCGGCCGACGCCATCTCCGCGAACACCCGCGAGAACGCCGTCGAACCCAGCTCTGCGCGGATGCCCAGCTCGGTGAGCCCCGCCGAGAGCCCGAGCACGTCCGCTTCGGTGAGGCCGACGATCGCACCAGTCTTCGACAGGCGCGTGGCCATGTTCAGAATCTCCACCTCGGTGGCGGCGACGTTGTTGCCGAGACCGACGATCGTAGCGACGAGATTGCCCACTTGCTCGACGGACGTGCCCATGACGTTCGAGAACCGGGCCAGCGCGATGGCACCCTCGCGGGCGCTCAGGTCTGTGGCGACGCCGAGCTTCAGCATCTCCTCCGTGAACACGAGGATGTCGTCAACGGCGATGCCCAGCTGGCCAGCTGCCTCAGCTACCCCCGCGATCTCCGTGGCTGCAATCGGGATGCGCTTGGACATGTCGAGGATGCCACGTTCGAGGACTTGGAACTGAGCCTCGGTGGCATCGACGGTCTTGCGGACGCCAGTAAACGCCGACTCGAAGTCGATCGCGAGCTTGATCGACAGTCCGGCAATCGCGGCCGTGACTAGGCCGATACCTGCGGCGGCCTTCGTGGCGATGCTGAGCAGGCCCCTGATAGAGAGCTGCGCCTTTCCTACCCCCCTGATGAGGTTCGAGGTGTCCGCCTTCAAGCGGACCAAAAGCGTGGCTACGGTTGTGATTGGAGCACCTCCCCGGGAACGTGCGCCCACGTCCGGCCAAGGCCTGCCCTGCGTGCTGACTGAGGCGAGACGCCGAACATCCAGCCCAGCGCGGCCCACGAGACACCCTGCGCCGCCAGTGCGCGGAGCTGTCGCACCTTGTAGGCCGTGAGCTTGGCCAGCGTGACGCGCTCACCTCGGGCACGGGTACGGGAGGGTATGGCTTCCAGCGCCTCGGCGATGGTCTGCCTGCCGGTCGCGCAGGGGCACGCGGGGCCGGTACGTTTCGCCACGTTGCAGTTGTGGCACAGCACCTGATAGTCCCCGAGAGGGAACCCTGTGTCCCTCAGCTCGCGGTACAGGCGGCGGGCGTCGCGGGTCTTGCGGTCTTGGTGGCCGCCCCCGTGGATGTGGTCGAGCGCGAGGAACGCTGCATTAGCTTCCCCGCAGCACGCACAAACCCCACCGTAGGCGGCGAGGGTCTGTAGTCGGAGGCGCAGGTGGCTGAGTGGTGCCATGATGCGCCCTCCCTGCGCTACTTCGTGGGCTGCTCCCACAGACTCGCGGGTGGGAACTCCACCCCTTCAGGACTCACGTCCGGGGCTGGCTCGCTCGGACTTCGGGACACCTCACCCCCTCCGCTCGGCAGCTCGCCCCGTTCCTCTGCGGCCTCGGCGCGCTCCCTGCGCTGTTCGGCCTGCTTCTTCTTGCGAGCCTCGGCTGCGCCTCCGTCGCCGTCCTCCTCAGACTTCTCAGCGCGATAGCGCGAGTAGGCCTGCCAACGGGACAGCTCCAGTGCCGAGACCTCCGACAGCATCTTCCTGACCGACACATAGCCCATCTCGAGGGCTAGATCGTAGTAGAACGCTAGCTCGGGTCTTCGTCGAAATCCTCCGTCAGCTCCTCGATGTCAGCTTCGGACATGCCGGACTGCTTCGTGGCCAGCTCGAAGATCAGGTTCAGGGCAGCGCTCGACTTCGCGCCGAGGCGCTTGACGTCGCCCTTGGTGAAGATCGCCTTGCCATCCTCGTCGACCGCGACCAGCACGACGAGCTTGGCTCGGGCGTTCGCGATGTTGAACTCGCGGTTCGAGCCCTTCCCGCGCACCAGCGACTGTTCGTAGGTGTCGCGCTCCAGCCCCGTCATCGGGCGTACGAAGAGACCGCCTTCCCACTGCGGGATGTCGATCCACTCGGGCGTGAGGTCGACGGCAGAGAAGATGTCGGTAGCGACCAGCGCCACGCGACGGTTCACCTCGGCAACGACCTCGTCGGCCGCTTCCTTCAGGTACTCGGGCGTGTCTTCGGACATGGGGTTCCCCTCTCGCCCCCGGCGGGGCACTACTAGCCGGGTCCTCCGGGAGGGTGCGACTCGATGGTCGTCTCACGGAGGCCCGGTGCTTGTTCTGCTACTAAGAGTCGTTCCGGGTCAGGACGCCCGCACTCTGGAACGTCAGGGTCTTGCCTGCCAGTTCGCCGACGGTGCCGCCGACCGGGTCGCCTTCGAGCACGACGTTGCCTCGAAACTCCGGGTTCGTCGCACCGATGACCGCCTGCGTCGGACGCACGATGATCGGGAAGGCCACAGCGCCCACGAGGGCGAAGATCAGGTCGTCGAGGTCGGCGTCTGCGAAGTCGTCGAAGACAGTCACGTCCACGGACCAGTCGAACAGGCCCGGGCGGTGGATGCGCGTGGCGGCCGTGGCCATCACGGTGCCGTCGAGCATCTCTGCGTTGTAGTTGAGCTGCACCTGCGACATGTGATCGGACTCGTCGACCGAGTTGATCTTGATGTGCGCGTTGGTCCAAACGAATGTAGCCATGAGGGGTGCCGCCTCCCTGCGGCCGAGCCTGTATCCCTACAGACCCATTCTACTCGATCGGTCTACCGGCCGCGCGTGGGGCCGATCGAACCGATCAGGGTCAGCGACGTGCCTGTGAAGGCACTCACACGCAGCCGGAACCAGTCGTCGGTGATGGCTGTGGTGCCATCGGTCTCGAAGGCGTAGCTTGCGATCCCGGGGACGATGGCCTGCGTGGCGACGATCGTAGGGGTGCCTCCGAAGTTCTCCACGTCGTCGGACTCCAGCACGATGGTCGCGGAGGTAAACGTGTCCTCGGCGGTCACGTGCACCATGGCCTTGACGAGGTCCCCGGACGGGACGTCGATGGCTGCACCGAGCGGGCCGAAGGCTGCGTTGCCGAACTGGTAGGCGCTCCCGTTTGCCACGCCTGTCACGTTGGCGGCGTCGTCGATCGAGACGCGGCCCTTCGCCAGCTGCGTGCGGCCCGAGGCGACCCAGTTGAAGGCCGCCAGCTCCCCGACCGTTCCGCCGGGCGTGTAGGCCCCCGACACGAACTCGCCAAAGAAGGCGTGGTCGCCGTCTGCGATGACACCTAGCGCGCCGCTGGGCACCGGGACGATGGTTTGTAGGACGCCCGCGTCAACGCCGAGCGTGGCGAACAGCTGGTCGTCGATCGCGCCGTCGGCGTAGTCGAGGAATCCGTTATGGTTGATCTCGGCCGACCACAGGCCCGGTGCGTGGAGACGCGTCTTGTCCGGGGACATGACGGTGGCGTCCAGCATCTCGGCGGTGTAGTCGAGCTGAAGCTTGTTCATCTGACCGCTCAGATCAAACTCGTCGACGAAAAGTCTCACGTTGCTCCACACGAACGTGGCCATCGGTTATCCCTCGCTCCCCTCGGGTGGCAGTGGAACTTTGACCTCGATGGGTTCGTCCTCGACGTCCTCGATGCCCTCAACAATCCCCTGCGGGTCCACGAAGGCCACCTGTCCGCTGTCGAGCAGTCGCGCCAGCAGCTCATCATCCTTCAGCTCGTCGAGATCGAAGGTCCCACCGAAGCGCACGAGGCGACCATCGTCCATCGCGATCGGTGGTCCGCCACTCACCCGAAACGTGTCGCTCATGTCGCTGCCTCCGCTCGCCGGTAGTAAGTCCGTAGTGCGTGACAGGTCGGGCACACCACGTCGCACTTCCTGATCTCGGTAGCGATCTCAGTCAGCGATCGACCGTGTATGCCTCCGATCCCGAACAGCTTCTCGCCTCGGCCGGGTACGTGGTCGAACTGCATGACCTTCGGTGGGAAGCTGATTCCGCAGTCCGCGCAGGGCTTGCTCTTCGAAGCAAGCACCATCGCGGGTTTGCTGACCGGAACGCCGTTGTGCTTCAGCATTCGAGCGATGCTCATTCGTTTTCGTGTCTTTTGGCTGTGAGGCTTACCCTTCCGTGTGACGCTCATCTTCGCCCGGGTTTCTGGGCTGTGAGGTGGGCGGGTTAGGTGACCCGCTCGCATGTTTGCACGGGCCTCCTCTGTCGCTCGGCGACCTACTTGGGATTCTCCTCTAGGCATTCGCAGGTTCAGCCCTTCCATCAGGGTATACAAAATGTCTGCACGAGACGCAGTAGTCCTTCTGAGCGCGGGAGCCCTCCGGCCCCATAACGCTCGCGTCCTCCCGCTGGAGGTGCGGACAACCTGTGTCGTCGAGGTCCGAGGGGTCGGGCTCGGGGCTGCGGGTACCAGCCACCGAAGCATCCTCGGCCGTCACCGCTCCTTGGTAGATCGCCAGCGCGAGCCGCGTGCTGATCGCTGCCGCGTCTGCCGCAGAGGCTGCCGCCTGTAGCTGCGCCAGCACAATCTCGTCGTTAGCCATGTCTCCATTCTACCCGATCGGGAGGCCTAGACCCTGTAGTCCTGCCGACCGGGACGCATCGCCTTCCGCGCCTTCCGCTCCTCTCGCTGGGCCTTGGCCTTCGCCTGTCGGCGCTTCCACGCTGGCTCGCTGCTGTGGGCCTCGCAATCCTTCGGGCACTGGTCCGTCCACACTTCGCGGATGCAGACTATCTCGTTGGTGTAGGTGGCGTCCCACCCCTTGGCGTCGAACCCGAAATCGTAGCCCTCGGAGTAGACCGGCGCGAAGTCTGGCAGCGGCAGGTTCTTGCCGTCTCGGGTCCGGCGGGCACGGACGCTCTCGCGGTCGTCGCGGCCGTCCCAGTAGCCTCCGTTGAAGCTCTCACGGGGGGTCTGCTTGTAGGGGTCGTGGGTGGCCATGGTCGTATCTCCTCGTGTGCAGTCTAGCAGCTGGGGTCCGGGCAGGGGCAAGTCATGTCCTCGAAGTCGGCGTAGGCGTCGTTGTCGCGGGCGGCGTCGAAGCACTCCTCGTGCACCGTCCAGCTGCGCGCGTCCGTCATGGCGTCCGTGGTCACTGCCTCGTCGCACCAGTCGCAGACCGGGTTGCCGCTGGGGCTGGTGGGCTGAGTGGTGGTGGTCGTCATGGTGGCGGTTCCTTCTCGTCTACACTTAGAGTATCGGCACGATCGGGCCCGCTCCGTAGCCCCTTCGGCGAATCGTATGAGCCTCTGATTCTACCACCCATTGACAGGTCGAGGCCGATCCCCTACCCTTGGTGGCATGAGAGGCTCTCTAGCCGAACGCATGGATCGCATCACTTGGGCGCACGTCGACCTGACGACCGACGAGACGCCCTCATGAGCGGCACGCCGGAGGGGCGCGAACATCGCGGATGGGCGAATCCTCTACGCCATGAACCCACGTCGCCTGATCTGAGACCCCCCGTCCCTCGCGCCGTCGGAGGTCGTGAGCCGCATCAGTTGACACCATTCGAGCAGCAGCGGGCAGAGGAGGCGCGTATCCGGTGCGCCGAGGCCCGCGAGGCGAAGCGGCGCGCAAAGACCCGCAAGGCGAAACGCGAAGCGAAACGCGAAGCGAAGCGGGAGGCAAAGACCCGCGAGCGGGATTGGGAGGCCATCGAGGCAAAGCGGGAGGCCCGCAAGGCGAAGCGGGAAGAGAGGCAGCGCGCCGGGACGGGGGCGCTTCAGAAAAGGGTGGGGTCCTACCGCTCGCTTAGCTGAACTCGGGGGCCCTCGGTGTTGAAGTACACCGTCATGGTGTGGCCACAGCCACGGCACCGACGCTCGACCGGGCCCCCTGTGAGGTCTGGGCCGAAGCGGAACTGGAGAGCCCCACACCTCGGGCAGTCGAGGCGTCGCAGTCCGTCGTCGCCGACCTCCGGTATACGCGGCATCTAGGGCCCTGCCCGCCACGCGGTGTATGACCCGACCTGCGCAGGGCGACCGCTGTTGTCCGCCTCGAACCCCCGAGGGAATCCCATCGCGACGATCTGATCGTAGGTCGTAGTGTTGATGACCGTGGTGCCAAGCGCGCGTAGCACCTCGTGGATCGTCTGCATGAGGTCCTCGACCTCTTGACCACTCCCACGAGGGCCCCGCACGTAGACCGAGAACGTGAACATCCGCTCGACCACCGCCGGGCCCATGGCCAGCACAGGCGGAGGACCTCCTGTCACCACGATGCCGATAGCGTCGTCGGGCAGTGCAGGCAGACCCTGCACGAAGATCGTGGGCTCGTTGGTGAGCTGGTCGACGAGCAGCTGTCGCATGTCGTCCTCGAAGCTGATGCTCGCCTTGATGTACGTGTAGTCATCGGCTGGGGTGTCGGACGAGGTCCCGGTTGGCGTAGTGATCGCGACACGCACGGCCCCGGGGTCATGTGCCGGGCTCACGATCGTCGCCGTCGTGTCGTTGACCACCACGAGATTGGTGCCCGGGGTGCCGTCGAACGTGATGCCTGTGGCGTCTGTGAAGTTGGTCCCCGTGAGCGTGACAGGGGTACCTCCATCCGAGGTCCCGCTGTCCGGCGACAGATCCGTGATCTCCGGAGCAGGTGGGGGAATAGGCTCCCACAGGGCCACGCCTCGGGCGAGGCGGCCCGCCGGGAGATTGAGCGGGGGTAGGTCGTTACCGTCCCACGCGCTGCCGGTGAGATCGTAGGTTCCGATCGACTCGTGGGGCGAGCTGGAGTTGCCGGTGGATGCGGTCGCGACGATCGTGCCGTCCAGCGAGACCGCGAGGCCCATGGTGTTGTCGGGCGTCATCACACTCGGCGCGGTGATGCGGTCTCCGAAAACTGAACCGTTCCACTCGTACGCGGACAGGGGCTCAGGGTCGCCGACCTGCTGGCCCACGATGATCAGGTCTTCGTTCGCTCCGTTGAAGAGCGCGTCGAACACTGCGGCCGTCGGCGGGCCCGTCCCCGTCGGAACGATGGGGGTGCCGAGGGCCGAGCCGTCGAATGGGTAGACATGGATAAAGGGCGAGACGGCCCCGAACCCCACGATCAGGAAGTCGTCGGCCGCGCTCCACGCAACGGAGTTGGCCCCGGCGGTCGGGATCGTGGCCGGGTCGATGCGTGTGCCGAAGGTACCGTCGCTCGGGTCGAACGGCCAGACGCTCACACGCGGGCTGTTGCCGTAGCTCGCGGCGATGAACAGCCCGTCATTGGACCACTTCACCTTGGTGGCTGCACTCGCGGGATTGGCTGCTGGCTGTGAGAGCTTGGAGCCGAACGCCCCCGTGACCTTGTCGAAGTTCCACACGCCGAGATAGGGCGACGCGCCTGTGGCGACCGCTATGTAGTTGCCGTTCGGGTGGACCTCCACGTCGTTGGTGAAGGCTGGAGGGTCGGTCGCAGGGGCTGCAAGCTTCGCACCGAAGGTCCCCGTGCTGGTGTCGAAGTTGTAGGCTTGCAGGCCCTCGGAGTTGTCACCCACCCCACAGATGAGGTACGTGCCGTCCGGGTGCCAGCCTATGGCTGTGAGCAGCTGCGTCGGCAGCGTGCCGGGATTCGTAACCTTGGTACCGACCGTGCGCGTCACGGTGTCGTATGGCCACACGTACACGAACGGTGTGGTGAAGTGTGCGGCGGCGAGGTAGATCGTAGCCATCAGTCCCACCTCATCGGAGCGGCCACTTGATGTTGTGGAACACGCTGCCTCGGCCCCGGAACGCGATCGAGATGTTGCCGAACGCCTCCTGTGCCGGGCGCTGTAGGAACTTCCACTGTGTCGGTGGATTGTGGCGGGCGGTCCGGGTGCCCGGCTCGATCTGGTCGGGGTGAGGCGCTCCCTCGTCGGGCGGCGGAATCTCGTGCACGAACAGCGCGTAGTTTGTACCGAAGCCCAGCTCGACAACGTCCTTGCCGACGCGTCGAACGAAGCCCGTGCTCTGGAGCCGCCCGAGGTCCACCGGGGCCAGCCGCTTGGCAACGGTCATGACCTCCTCGGCCATGCCGAACAGATTGCGCTGGGCCGTTACGTGGGCCTCGCGCTTCAGCGCCACGAACGCGACGAGCAGCTGGCGACCCCCGAGCACGGCGAGCAGGTTGGTGGCCACGACCTAGCCCCTCACCCTGCCGGTCACGTCGCCGAGCGTGATCTTCATGTGGTGGATCGCCACGCTGGGGTCCGTGCGGTCGGCGGCCAGTAGCAGCTCCACGTTGTCGATGTAGACGGTCTGACCCGCTGTGGGAGCCGAGGCTGCCGACACACGCAGCGTAGCGCCTGCCACGTCGCCGCTGTCGGGCGTAAACAGTAGAGAGGCCCGCTGCCACCGGGCTCGCAGATCATCGTCCGTGTCGGCCTGCGTGCCGAGCGTGACGCTAGCGAGGCCCGAGACGCCCAGCTGGAGATTCCCGCCATCCCACGAGTCTGGAATCCAGCACCACGCCTCGTACCTGTACTCGGCGGCCGTGAGGTCGCCCACCACTGCGCCGTAGTCGTACTCCGCGAGGAGCGCCGTGTCCTGATACGTGGCCAGCAGCGAGGCGTTGCCGATCATGCTGCGGCCGGTGTCCCGGGCGTTCGTGTTGGTGCCGATGCCTGTGGTGATCCAGCCCGTGAGGTCGGTGATGAACCGGGGGTTCGCGACGAGGTTCGTCGGCAGCTTGGCGGGCGCGCCCATGTCGTCGTGGTAGACTTCGACCGTGAGCACTGGGTGCTGCGAGCCGTCCGGGAGCGTGACGCGCGCCTCGGCGTTGATGACCGGCACCAGCCCGGTGGTCGCGTCCGGGGCGATCCACACGATGTGAGTGCCCACGACCTCGCGGCCCTGCCGGTCGATGACCTGCTGCTGCTTCTCGACGACACGGGCCTGCCAGTCGGTCGGCGCGTCGTAGGTCACCTTGTGGGCGTCATCGATCGAACCAACGGCCTCCACCGTCACGCGGTGCGGCATCATGGACCGGAATTCTGCGGCGAAGCTCATGCTAGGCCTCCACGAATATCACGTTGTAGTTGGCCGCCCAGATGGGCCTGCCCTCTAGGTCGGTGCTCAGGAAGGCGGGCTCGCCCGCAGCAGTCACCAGTGCATAGGTCGTGGCATCCATGGTCACGTTCGCGAGCGCTTGCAGCTCAGTGTGGACATCCTGCATGAGCGCCTCGGTCTCGCGGCCCCGCGCGCGCGCGCCGCGTGTCAGCACCTGCACCGAGAACTCCTGTGTCACTACCACCATACCCATCGCGAGCCGCTGGCTGCCGCCGCCCGTTACCAGCGTGGCGATGACATCGTCCGGGTTCGCCGGGAACCCCTGCACGAAGATCGTGGGCTCGCCTGTGAGTTGGGCCCGCAGGTACACGGCGAAGTCGGAGGCCGGGGTCAGCACCGTCATGGTGCTAGCCGCCCGAGACTAGGGGGTCCTCGAACCGTTGGTTGGCCCCCATGCGTGGGGTGTAATCGGTCATCCCGACCTCGAACGGAGGCTGTGGCAGATCGACGTTGGCCCGGTCCTCGTTACGGTCCGCGAGCGACAGGCCACCGGCGTATATCTGGAACGGGTCGGACGCGTCGGCCATCTCCGTCAGCTCGACGATCAGCTCCTTGTAGGCCTTAGCGCGGTCGCTCAGGTTGATCTTGAGGTCGCCGACGGCGCGGGTCACCTGCCGGGTGAACTGGGCCATGATGGCTCGAGCCGACTGTACGGCAGCGTTCCCGACCGTGAGGTAGGTCGTGAGGAAGTGCGCGATCTCTTCGTCGGTCAGGAGCTGGTCGGCGGTGTCGGTGTCGCCCACCATGAGGCGCACCTGATCCTTGCTGGTAGCACCGGGGTCGGACGAATCGTAGCTCCACGTCATCGGGGGGAGCCTCCATGCTCCGTCTCCATTCTACAGCCTGCGGGAGTGGCCTACTTGGGCGGCTTCGGCTGTTTGATGACCTCTAGCTCGATGGCAGTCAGGATATCACGAATCGCGACCAGCTCCTCGAACAGACGAACCATGTCGCGCCTTGAGGGCGTCTCGACGATCCTCACGATCCATCAACCCCTGCCTTCGCGGTTTTAGTCCGAGTGGGTTGGGGTTAGAACCCGAGCGTGCGGTCTCCCGGGTACGCGGCCGAGAACGGCGTGGTCTGGATGTCGACGGTCTCACACCGATTTGCGTGGCATCTAGAACTCCCAGATACGGACTTCGCCATCAGCACCAGCACCCCCGGCTCCACTGCCACCATCGGCGGAATCACCACCGCCACCGCCACCGCCACCAGCGGATGGGGCACCACCCGCGCCCCCTATGCCGCCTGCGCCAGCACCATCATTGCCACCAGCGCCACCGCCGCCTGTCCCCCCATAGCTATCAGCTCCAGCCGATCCTGCGGTGCCATTGTTTGCTCC